GTTACGCATAGCAAATAATTCGCTTGCTAACATTTTACAAGCGTATTTGATTGGTTCGGGTGTTGTAGCATATCCCCATTTAGCGGTTATTTGCGCAAATGGTCGGTTTGAAGTATCGCTTAAAGGCCATTCATATTCGCCGTTGCTTTGTAATTCTATTACGTAATATGGGCTACCCTCTATACCGCCTACTACTTGGTTTATGGGTAATAATTTATAATCGCTACTTGGTACGGTTACTTCATAAGTACCGTCATCATCATCGTCATATTTAACAACTAAGCTAGTTGTAGTACTTATATCATCTACAAACAACCTATAAAAATCTCTTGTATAAAATTCTCTTGCGCTTGCGTTAGTATCGGCGTAAAACTTACGCCCGCAAAAAGCGTCTATTTGTCTACTAGCGCCGTTAATGGCGTTATCTAGGAGATCGTCGTCGGCGGTATCGTCTGTAGGTATACCTACAAAAGCTTTTAAATCGTTTTGGGTTATGTACCCGTTGGTAATCGCCATAGGTTATTTACCCTTACGGCCTTTACCTTTTCCGCCTTTCATTTTCTTTTTTCCGTAACCTATTCCTTTGGGCATAGTTACTTCTTTACGGTTTTCTTTTCAGCTTTAGGTTTAGCGCTTTTATCTTCAATTTTTCCACCAAGCTTTTTAATTTCTTTTTTAACTTGTTCAGCACGTTTTGCCTTTCCGTAATTTTCATAATGCTTTAATTCTTCCTTTAAAGCTTTTACTAAATCTTTTTTGCTCATATTTTCCTTTTTAAGGTTTAGGGGTATCGGTTGCCCGGTACCCCATAAACCAATTTTAATTATCTACTTTATTAGAAAGTAGGTGCAGCTAATCCAGTACCGCTAATAGCAGATATACCTTTAGGATATCTACCGCTAGCAAATGCTACATAACCGTAAACTACTAACTTAGTAGTTAAGCTACCCGCGTTTGTTTCTTCAAACTTGGCGGTAAACACATCTTGCTCAAACAAAATATGGTCTTCGGCTCTAACTACATAAATAGCGTCTTCAGTACCAGCACCGAGATCGGTTCTAATATTTGCGTCGGTAATAACCGGTACGCCCAATATTTGTCCTACGGCGCCATACTTGTTGACATCGCCGGTACCTACCGCGTTTTGCGGTGCGTTACCGTTAGGTACAATTAATGGTCTATTTGAACTATCAACTCCCGCAGTTAAAAAGCCCCAACGTCTAGGGTGCATAATAATTGCGGTTGCCGGAGCAAACCTTTCGCTATTAATTTTTTGTAAAGCGTCGGCAAGCTTTGGATAAAGTTCGCCAACGGTTGGGCTTGCGTCGGTATAAGTTACGGTATTAATTCCGCTTACTTGTGATATACCTTTAGGTTGCCCGGAGCTACCACTTCCGTTAATTAGTAAGTTATCTAACTTAGTAAAGTAGGCGCTAGCTAAATCTTGGAAAATAATATCTTCTAGATTAAAGCCCGGTTGCCCTCCTCTTTCAAGTGCTTGTTTAGAAACATCTTGTTGGCCGGCTATAGTATCAACGTTAACCGTTAATAATGTATCGTCCATATTTGTTTCTTTTACGGCTGCGTTTTCGCTCGCTTGTTGTTCAGCTTCGGAGCCAGTAGTAATTCTTGAAATTTCTACTTTGTTTCCGTATGCTGGTAATTCTCTTTTTGGTACCGCGTTATAAAAATTAGCGCCGGCTCTTGCAAGCGGTGCATAATCATCTACTAGGTATTGAGGAACTACTAATCCAGCAAAAGCGCCCGTACCAACATCTCTTTTAGAAACTTCTTGGTGCTCGGCTAATCTTTTATTAGCGTTATAGTCGTTATTAAAACGGGCTTGGTACATATCGGAGAAAAAAGAATTTTTTCCGCCTTTTTCGTACATATCCGGCTCGTTAACTTCCATACGTTGTTCAGTTTCGGAAACGTCTTCGTCTTTGATATCCAAAGCTTTTCTACTTTCCTCAACTTCGTTTAGGGTTTTACGCATATCTTCAGCTTGCTCTATTTTTTCATCTAGCGCTTTAATATCATCTAGGATTTCGTTTGACCTAACTAGCTTTGCGTCTAGTTCTTCGCCCTTATCCATATCGTCCATTTCAGCAACTAAAGAATTTAGTTCAAGAGATTTTGCGTCCCTTTCTTCTATTAGTTTTTTCAATTTTATTCCTTTTAAATAAAGTTTTTATACTATTTGCGTAAGGTGGGTTATTTACCCGGCGTTACGTCTTTTAATAATCCGTCTCTTTTCATCTTTACTTTTAAGATTTCCAAGTCGGTATTATTTTTAGAATTATTATCACGATCGTCATTTTCTAACTTTGTAATAAGTTCTTCTAAAACTTCTACGGCTTTTTCCCCGTTGCGGGCTTGTACTAATTCTTTTTGTATATCGCTTATATCTACGCCCCTTAATGTAGCGCCCGCCCAACTGTTAGCCGGGTAAGTTACCACGCTTACATCAAACAAACGTACTTCTTGTACGTCCCTTTTATCGCCGTCAAAATCATCTCTAATCGGGCTAAAAGCAAAAGACATTTCGTTTAAATCCCCGCGTTTCATAGCGCTCGCAACTTCTGCAACTTTAGGATTGTTTGGGTCTAAATCCGCTTGTACAAATAAACCGTAATCATCTTCTTCTAATTTTAAAGTACCGCTACTACTACGGGCTAAAGGTATACCGTCGTGGTTAATTAAAAAACGTACATCATCTTGCTCGTTTAAAGTCTTTTTAAATGCGCCGGGTTTAATTGTTTCGGTATATGCCCCTTTGCTATCTCTTACCCCGTAAGGTTTATTAAATACGCTAGCGTACCCGCTAAATGTATAACTTAAATCGTCGTTATCGTTATCTTCTCTTATTTCAACGTTAGCTAAACTAAAGCTACGATTTTCTTTTTCTTTCATATATGAATTAATCCTACTTCGCTTATCAAGTATTTTAGTGGTTAATGTTATAGCGTCAACAACCGTGTCATAAAAGATATTACTTTTTTCTTCCTTACCGCTATATCGTGGGTGTTTTTCTGGTAATAAATCGTTATCGGTTATATATTTAGAATTTTTAGGGCGGTTATTTTTTAGTAAATAACTAAAAGCTTTTAATCTAGCTAAACCCCAAGCTTGCCTACTTACGCCCGGCCTATGCGAAGTGCTATAGGCACCAAAACCCCTACGTACTACCGCTTTAGCTACCGGCATACGTAATTTACGCCAACTAGCCATATCTTTTACATCTTCATTATGATTATCTACGATAGTTTTAATTGCCTTTAAAGTTTTTTCGTTAAATTTTATATTATTACTTTTACCGGTAGCGCTACCTTTAGGGTTTTTTTTGCTACCCTCTATTTGGTCTTTTTTTGGCGCCGGTTCGCTTGGCGCTCTTTTATCGTTGTAACTTATCAAAGTAGGGTCATCTTTATCGGTATGTTTTTTACCGGTAAGTTTTGTATAATCCTCCATACTTTTACAAGGCATATAAAAAGTATCTCCATTTATTTCGTGCTTATGCGCTCCGTCGCAACCTAAAGCTTTAGCTTTATCTATTGCGTCTTTTTCTTTTAAATATAAATCTTGTTCGGGGAGATCTACCGCTCTTTTTTCTTCTTTATCAAGTTGTTCTACTTTACGCTTTGCCCAATCGCCTGCTTGCATAGGTTTTGTAAATGGGTTACTACCCCATAATAAAAAAGCTATATCGCTACCCCTCCAAGTTTCTTTATCGTTTGGGTTGCTTGGCGTTCTATCTAAATCGCTTAAATGTCGTCGGTGCCACGCGTACATTTTTCTAACTTTTTGTTCAGTAACTTTACCGCTACTAATAATATTTCTAGCGTCCCTAACTGTTTTAGCGGTAAGCCCGCTACCGGCTTTATCCAGGTTGTCTAATCCCCGTTGCATATTTTTTTTTATAAAGCTGGGCGCCGTTAAATCTACCGCCATTATTTTATTTCTTTATTTATATCTTCTATTTCCGCTTTAGGGTTATGTTCGTCGCTACCTATCGGCGGTATAGACGGGTCAATCGCTGCCCCTTGTAATCCTAAATAAAAATTATCTCCACCCTCATAACTTTCCATATCTAATTTATGCCGGGCTTCGTTTGGCGTCATTAATCCGCTTGATATTGCAACTTGGTAAGTACGTACCCTACTAAATAAATCTCCGCGTGCATATTCTTCGGTATCAAGTTTTACTAATTGCCTACCGGGTAACAAAGTAGTTAAAGCGTCTTCTATGCGCCTTATGTAAGGTAACAAAGTATGCCTAATAAAAGCTAATCCGTTACTTTCTATATTGCTATAAACGTTACTACCGTCTTTACTATGGATTAAATGAGCCGGTACCCTAAATATGCGGGCTACTTCATTTACTATTTGCTCCCGCGCTTGTATCAATTCATCTCCAGCGCCGGCGCTAATACTTTTCCATTTTAACCCGCCAGTTAAAACGGCCGGCTTACGGTTACGATTATGAGATAAAGTCCAATTTTCTTGTAAATATTTAGCTTGCTCGCTTGTTAAATCTCTATCGGTTTCTAAAATGCTACTTGGCGTTCCGCCTTGCCCGTAAAATTGCGCTATATGTCTTTCCATAGCTAGGGCTAGGCCATAAGTATTGCCGTTAACCCTTAAAGGAGATATACCCATAAGTTGGCCGGGATAACTAAACCATTTTAAATGAAGTATATTTTCGTCGGTTAAGCTACGTTTGTTTTCTTTTGTACCAACTGTATAAATCTTTATACCGCCTTTTAATGATACGGTTACGTTTTCGCTATGTATCGGTGTTATAGCTATAGGCCTACCTTGACGATCTCTGTCAATTAATGAAAATGAATTGCCGTGCATAAGTAAGCTAGTAATTATTTGGTGTATAACTTCAAATATTGTTTGGTTTAGGTTTGGCTTTTCTAAAAATCTAGGTTTATCGGTAAATACCTTTTTATCTCCCTCGTACCTTAAAGTTTTTATAGGTAACAAGCTTATACTATCCGCTATTAAACTAATAGCGCTTAATACCGCGCTAATGCCTAAAGCCGATTTTTCGTTTACTTTTTCGCCCGTATAATTTAACAACCCGCCCTCTCTAAGTTGTAATAAATCGGCTAGGTTGCCTAAACTTGCGTCCCTTTTTTGTCGGTTAAAAAAACTCATCTACTTAATAAATAACTTCCTACTATAAAAAATATACCGGCTACTACCATAGCTAACCCGGTACTAAATGTATATACACCGTAAATTATAAGGCCGGCGCCTATTACTTCGGCTAGCGTTGTCATAATGTTTTTACTTATCATAAATTTATTATACTCACCGGCGGGTTATCATCAACTACCGGCGCGGTTATTCTATCTAGCATAATTACCATAGCTATTGCCCCGTCAATTTTTCTTTTACTTCTACCTTTTGATAATCGCCACCCGCTATCGGTTACTTTTTGTGCCGCGCTTAAAACTTGGTCGGTAAATGTAGCCGTTGCGTTATGTATTACTTTTTTATTAACAATCATATCGTAAGCGTTACCGCAAGCCGGTACCATACGGGCGTGGCTTTGCGGAAAGTTAACCATATTTACGCCGTTATCTAGTAAAACTTGCGCGCTACGTTCAAAAAATGCCGGGTCATAAGCTACTTCTTTTACGTTAAAAGATTTTACTAATTCTAAAATATAACCCTCTACCGCTTGTATATCTATTACATCGTAATCATCGGGGTGCCATATTTTACTGTCTAAAATTACTTTACCCTCTTTATTTTTTTGGCCGTGTACTATAGCAACGCTATCGTGGTGTAACGCCATATCAACCCCTACAAATGTTTCGGCGTCCGGATTAAAAACAACATCGCCGGTGCAATTATCCCAAGCGCTACCGGGTAACCAACTTTCTTCTTCTGTACGCGTCCATTGGTTTAAATGGTATCGTTGGAATTCGTGTAATGGTAAGCTTTTAAATCTACGGTTAAGATTTTCTAAAGGCCACCAATTATTTTGTATTGCCGGGTTGTATTTTATCCAAATATCTTTGTCTTCGGGACGATCGTCATTTTCTTTGGCTCCTATCCATTTAAAATAAAATTCCGGGTCATCGCTTTCGCCCGTTTCTTTTTTTAATCCCCTTTGATACATACGCCCGGCTAAACTATCTAAGTTATACCCGGCGGTTGTAATATTTAAAACTAAACCGTCTTTTCTTTTTGCCGTATTGTTACTAAGTACGTAATGTACCCGCTCTTGGTTTATGTTTGACCATTCGTGTATTTCATCGGCTATCAAACAACTATTACGACCGCCGTCGGCCGTTCCTGCTTTTGCAGCAACTCTATAAGCCCTACCCGGACTATTTTTTACTTGTATTTCGTTTTCAAATGTTTCTACCATATCTTTTAAAAACAAACTTTCCTCGCACATAATTTTCATAGTTCCAAAAACCAAGTTAGCTTGCTCGTAACTTGCAGCTGCAACGGCAACTAAAGGGCTTGTTACACCCGCGCCCAATAATTCGTAAAGCCCGATTGCTGCAGCTAACTGGGTTTTACCGTTTCCTTTTGGTAGGCCTATTAATCCCTCTCTATACTTACGGCTCTTATCCGGATTAAGTTCGTAAAGTTCATATATTATTTTTCTTTGCCAGTCATCAAGGATTAAAGGCTCGCCGAAAAAATCTCCCTCCCCGTGTACGCAAAACTTTTCTATAAACTTAACAACCCTACCGCCCCTACTAGCTGGTAAATTATTCTTCTTCATTATCTAACTCATCTAATAGCAAACGCGGGTCTACCGTTTCTAGTTCATCATCTTTTAAATAATCTTGTAGTTGTTTAAATCCTATTTGGGCTTCGCCAAAAGCAATACCTAAACGTTGCCGGGCTAAAGGAGTTAGGCCTAATTCTTGTTCTAATTTTAAAATGCTTGGCTCTAGTTTTATAGATAAATCTATTAATGGGTTTACTTTAGGTTGGCCTTGACTACCTACGCTTAACAAACCTTTGTTACCTAGTTTTAAAATCATACGGTTTGCGCGCTCTACTTGGTCGTAAAATTGAAACAATCTGTAAAAAGCCGGGAGATCTACCGCTTGCGCCGTGCTACTTAGCTCGCTATCCCAGTATTTTTTCCAATATCGCCGGGTAGCGGTTAACCATTGGGCGCGTGCTTTTGGTTTTGTAAATTCACTTCCGCCTTTTAAAACTTGTAAACTATTATCTCTATGGCCGGTTTTTAAATTGGCTTTTTTTGGTATGCGCCCTCTTTTGCTCATTTACTTATTGTTATACCTTTACTTTTTTCTATTTGCTCATTTAATAATTCAATACCTATAGAGTTAAGGCCGTAAGTTTCGGCTATTGTACAAATGGTACCTTGCCCGCTAAACGGGTTTACTATTGTATCGGTAAATAACCCGGCATACTTAACGCTTAAAATTGCTGCGCTTAACCCCATACCGTTATTATAAAGTACTTTACCACGCTCAAATACGTCGGCTCCTTGTATGGTCGTTGGGTAAGCTTTATTAATATTATTAAAAGCTAGTAAATGCGAGTAGCT